GAGATACGATATAGTGGGTACTGCTTCAGCAGGAACTACATTAACATTAACAGATACCAATTCAGGTTCTCAAATAAATAGTACGACAGAGAATAGGTTCTCTTATTGTATGCTTGAAATAATCGGAGGTACAAATGCAGGACAATCAAGGACTATAATTAGTAATACCACAACAGGAGTTCTAACAGTAGAGAGTGCATTCTCAAGTGCTATTGATAACACTTCGGTATACAGGATCTATCAGTTAGCAAAGTTCCCTAGAAGTCAGGACTACAAATTAGTCAATTCTATTTATTACAAGTTCATTCCAGAAGCAGTAAAGCATGCCACCTTGGCACAGGTAGAATATATGATTGAGATGGGAGATGACTTCTTCATAAGTGGGGTTGATAAGAAAGATGAGAACATTGATGGGTATAGTTACAATATACCTAAGAATGTTAAGAGAATGATTGCACCTAAGTCAAGAATGTATTTGAAAGGAATTTTCAACAGAAAAGGGAAACTTCTAATTTAGACATAAAGGATTATGAACTTTAATTCAGCCGTTACAATTTATGGTGTTGATGATAGGAATGCTTATGGAGAGAAGGGTTGGACAGCAGGCGTTGTTTCAAAGGCAAGGGTAGTACAAGAATCAGTTGAGGTTTTAGATAAGAGAGGGGAAAGAACCAATAGTGATTTGACTATACATTTACCTTTGGAAGAATACGATATAGAGATAGGACAGAAGATTGAATATGATGATAGAGATTATCTAGTATTAAAAGTATCCAAGCCAAAGAATGAGGTAGGGCATTATAGAGATGTTAAATTGATTTGCAAGTTATATGGCGAAAGTTAGCATTGAGTGGAGTAGTGATATACCACAAAAAGTAAAAGGGTTAATCCAGAAGACAGTAGAGGGGTTGTGGGAGGCATCTAGGGTTGGGGTGGATATAATAGGAAACGAATCAGAAAAGGAATGTCCTTTAGATATTAGTACATTGAAAGATAGTTGGAGGGTAACTCCATTGGGGAATGAAATAGGTTTTGAGTTTGGATATTATACTCCGTATGCTTCAAGATTACATGAGCATCCAGAGTATCATTTTCAGAATGGAAGGAAGGCAAAATATTTAGAAGATCCTATTGAACAAAACAAAGGGGATTGGCAAGGGCAGACAGTAAATAAATTGAAACAGATATTATTCTAATGAAGCAAGTAGCACTAGAAGTAGCAAACCATATTGAAGATGAAGGTCATGCAACACTTGGAACTGATCTGTTTGTGGATTCACTTCCAGATGTAAGAACTGATGTCATTGCTGTATTTACGACAGGGGGGCAATCTCCTGACATTGACTTGCCTATTCCATACCCTAGTTTTGAGATCTTAATTAGAGGAGAAAGTGCCAGTACAGTATTTGCAAAGATAGAAAGTATAGTAAGTGGACTGCATCAAACATTCAATGAAAATCTTGTAGTTGGTGGAAACTACTACTATTCAATATTATTAAATGGAGAGATAAGTAACCTTGGTAGAGATGATAAAAACAGGATTGAATATAGTGCAAATTTTAGATGTAAGGTAAGAGGGAGGTAAATATGTTAAAATATAAGGGTGAAGCATTTAGAGAATTAAGGTGTCCTAATTGTCATGCTTTGCTATTGGAGGAGTATTTATACTCTGGAAGATTGAGGATTAAATGTCCTAGATGTAAGGAAATAATCACCATGACATTCCAAACTCCATTAAAGGGTAGTTAAATTTAGTTTTTATTTATATGAGCGATATAGCAAATATAAAACTTGGTGTTTGTACTGTAACCTACGATGACACAGATTTGGGTCATACAAAAGGTGGTGTTACTGTAACATACGAACCAACATATCACGATGTAATGGTAGATATGTATGGGGAAACCATAGTAGATAAGAGATTGTTAGGTGAGAAGTTATCGGTAAAAGTACCTCTAGCAGAGGCAACTGCTTCTAACCTCATTGTAGCAATACCAGAAGGATCAACCACAGGTGGAAAATTAACAGTCGGATCAACAGTCGGAGATTCACTCTTGGATAATGCTAAGGAATTAGTATTACACCCATCAGAGAATGCAGTCGCAACTCTTGATGATGATGTTGTTATTCACTTAGCAGTTGTTGCAAGTACAATAGAGTTACCTTTCACTAATGATGGTGAAAAGATAGTAGAGGTTGTGTTTGAAGCCCTATTAGACGATACCAAAGATGATGGAAATTATCTTGGATTTTTTGGTGATTCTACAGCATAAATAATTTTAGCAATAGAACTCTTAAAGAGTCGCAAATTATATGAAAAAGTTAAAGATACAAATAAATGAGAAGGACTATGAGGTAAAGTCTTCCCCTCTAGTTAAGTTACTAGATGCCTTAAAGATACTGAAAGAGTATCCAGACAAGATTGGTAACATAGATTTGGAAGATAAAGAAAAGAATGTAGCAGTTATGATTGATTTAATATCCACCTCAAGTGGGGATATTTTTGGAATACTGTTTAATCTCTCAGGGATACCAGTAGCAGAAATTGAAGTATTAGATCTGGCTGACACATTGGCTCTTATAAATGCAATATTGAAGGTCAATGACATTGAGAGAGTAAAAAAAGAATTTGGCGAAATAGCAGGAATGTTCAAACAGAAGTCCAAGAAGTAAAGAGTGAAGGGGATTGGATTTATGGATTAACTGATATTTTGTCTTCAGAGTATGGGTGGACATTGCACTATATACTCAATGAGATTTATATAGATGAACTATTAGGTCTTTTAGAGAGTATAGAAAACAGAAAAAGGAGAGATGCCTTGTTGTTGTTAATGATAACACACAACCCCCATGTTGAAGACCCAAACAGATTGTTTAGGGAACTGAGTAATAGTGGCTTTGATACAAGAGGAGATAAGATTGACCGAGAGGGATTGAAGAAACTAAAAGGTGAACTAAGCAAAAAGTCTAAGTTAATAAAAATTAAGAAATGAAACTTGGAGATATAACAGCAAAAGTAGTTGCCGATACAAAAGGTTTTGTCGCATCTATGAATGGTGTTACTAAAACAATTAGTGGTACTACATCAAAATCTGCAAAGGTTATAAAGGGAATTGGTACTGCTTTTAGTAAAGTAGGTAAAGTTGCAGTCGGTGTAGGAAAGGTTGCTCTTGGAGCAATAACAACTATGTCTGTTGCAATCGGTGCTCTTGTGGCTACTTCATTAAAGAATGTTGCTGAATACGAACAACTTGCAGGAGGTGTAAAGAAGTTGTTTGAAGATTCTTCAGGAGAGGTTATGATGAATGCAGAGAGGGCATTCAAGACAGCAGGTTTGAGTGCAAATAAGTATATGGAAATAGTTACAGGGTTTTCTGCAAGTTTATTGCAATCACTAGGTGGAGATACAAAGGAGGCAACAGAACTCTCAGATATGGCAATCAAAGATATGTCAGACAATGCAAATACTTATGGAACAGATATAAGTATGATACAGAATGCATATCAAGGGTTTGCCAAACAGAATTTTATGATGTTAGACAACTTGAAACTTGGATATGGTGGAACAGCCACAGAGATGGCTAGGTTGATAAATGATACAGGAGTAATGGGAAAGAGTTTTACAGCCACAGCAGAGAATGTTAAAGGTATAGGGTTTGATAAGTATATAGAAGCAATCCATGCAGTTCAGGTAGAAACAAAGATTACAGGAACAACAGCCAAGGAGGCATCTGAAACTATAACTGGTTCAGTAAATAGTGCTAAGGCGTCATGGAGTAACCTTCTTACTGCCTTTGCATCTGATGACCTTGATACTATGTCAAATGCTCTTGAGGGTTTTGCCAGTTCTATTGGAGATGTGTTTAAGAATGTTATGAAGGTTATACCTAATATATTAGTTGGAATAGGAGAGGTTGTAAAAGAAATATTTTCTAGTATTGATTTGTCAGAAATGATTTCTATGATAATGGATCAGATACCAATGATATTAGATTTAGCAGTCCAGATAATCCAAAGTCTAGTAAGTGGGTTACAAGATAATTTGCCAATGATAGTTGGTTCAGCGATTCTGATTATAGATACTCTTATAAATGCTCTTGTAGAATTAGTCCCATTGATATTGAAAATGGGGTTAGACCTCTTAGTAGCACTAATAAAAGGGATTATAAAATCCATACCAGATTTAATTCCAGTTGTTCTTGATGCTGTAATGACAATTATCAATACAGTTGTTGAAAATCTTCCAATGATTTTAGAAGCAGGTATAGAGATATTACTAGCAGTAATAGAAGGCATAACAGAGATAATACCTGACTTGATACCTACAATAATAGATGCAGTTTTACTCATAGTTAAGACATTGATTGATAATCTTCCATTGATTTTTGAATCAGGGATAGAAATAATAATAGCAATAATAGAGGGGCTAGTTGAAGCAATACCAGATTTGATTGACTACATCCCAACAATAATAGAATCTATTATTACTGCGATTATACCTTTAATGCCATTGATTCTATATGCAGGAATAAGAATACTTATAGAATTGGCAAAAGGTTTGATAGTTGCCATTCCTAAATTAGTTGCTAAGATACCCCAAATTATTGATGCTATCGGAAAGTCGCTTGGGGAAGGGGTAATCTCTATGAGAGAACAAGGCAGGGATTTAGTTGCAGGAATATGGGAAGGTATAAAAAATTCAGCAACTTGGATAAAAGACAAATTAAGGGGTTGGGTTGGAGAGGTTACAGCATCCGTGAAGAAGTTCTTTGGAATATCCTCACCATCAACAGTTATGGAAGACGAAGTTGGTATGAATATTGGTGCAGGAATAGCAAACGGAATTAGGAATAGTGTAGGACTAGTTGAAGATGCTATGAGTGGTATTGATAGTGCAGTTACAACAGCAATCAGTCCAATGATAAGTCCTAATATAAATGCTTCTGCAATGGGTATGGGTGGTAGTGGTGGAGGAATCAATCTAAGTATCAATATGTCAGGTGCAAATATAAGTTCACCAGAAGTTGCTCAGGAATATGCAGAAAGTATTGGAGATGCGATAGTAGGTAAGTTGAGAACCAATAGAAGAAGTTATGTCTAGTTATACACTAACAATAGATGGTTCAGACAGAACAACCTGTATCTCAAATGGAACAATAACCATTAAAGATGATATGGGTTCTAGTGCTTCTACAATGGGTTTTGATATGACTATTAGAGATAGTGGTAATATACCTGCTTGTGATGAGGAGGTTGTAATTACCCAAGATGGAACTGTTTTATTTGGGGGGAGAGTACTAAAGGTAATCCCTACAAAGAAGGGTTCTTTTGTCAGTTGGGGTGTTGATTGTGTAGATTATACAAGGGATCTGGATAGGAACTTAGTAGTTGAGGGTTATCAGGATATGACTGACAAGGAAATCATTGAAGATATAATTGACAACTACTGTGGAGGAACTGGAATCACTTACAGCAATGTAACAGAGGGAATAACAATATCAAACTTAACATTTAACTATGTACCACCCTCAGAGTGTTTAACGATAATAACAAAACTAACAGGAAGGCAATGGCATATAGATTATGACAAAGATATTCATTATGGAGTAAAGTTTAGTGATGCTACTCCTTTTAATATTGATAGTGATAGTGATGCCTACAAGAATTTGAGATTAAAGGTAGACAATTCTGCATTAAGAAATCGTGTTTATGTGAGAGGTGGAACATACCTTTCAGATGAGGTAACTATTAAACAGGTAGCAGATGGAGAACAGACTGTTTTCTATCTTCCAGAGAAACCCCATGAAATGACTATACTTGATGGTGTAACTTCAAAGACAGTAGGAATACAGAATGTAGATAGTTTTGATGACTATGATTATTTGATGAGTTACCAAGAAAAGTATATTGAAACAGATGTAGCACCAACTGCTGATAATGTTATGACCTTTGCTTATAAATATGATATACCTGTTCTAGTAGCTGTTGAAGATTCAACCTCTATTGAGGCATATGGACAATTTGAGTTCGCTATCTTTGACAACAACATAGATACAATAGAAAGTGCAAGAGATA